CGTCGTCACCGGCCGCCCCCTCGTCCTGCGACTCATGGGGTCCGGCCTGCGCAGGCCGAAGTACCCCGTGCCGGGCACCGACGTGGCGGGGCAGGTCGAGGCGGTGGGCCGGAACGTGACCCGGTTCCGGCAAGGGGCTGAGGTCTTCGGCGAGACCGTCACGGGGTATCAGTGGCGCAACGGCGCGGCCTACGCCGAGTATGTGTCGGTCCCCCAGGACGCCCTGGCGCTGAAACCCGGCAACATCACGTTCGAGCAGGCAGCGGCAGTGCCCACCTCCGGGCTCATCGCCTTGCACAACCTTCGGCAGGGACGGCTTCAGCCTGGACAACGAGTCCTGGTCAACGGCGCCGGGGGTGGCGTCGGGGCCTTCGCCTTACAGCTCGCCAAGGCGCAAGGAGCAACCGTGACCGGCGTCGATGCCGCGGAAAAGCTGGACATGATCCGCTCGCTCGGCGCCGACCACGTCGTCGACTACACCCGAGAGGACTTCACTCGAGCCGGTCACCGCTACCACCTCATCTTCGACGTCCCCGGGAACCGCACCTTCAGGGAGTGCAGGCGCGCCCTCACTCCCGACGGGTCCTACGTGCTCATCGGGCACGACGGTTTCGGTGATGCGGCGGGCGCGTGGTTGGGCAGCCTGCCACGTGTTCTCGGGCTGGTTGCGATGTCGCCGTTCAGACGTCAGCTGCCTGCCGTCAACTTCAGGCTGCCACCCAAGAAGGACTCGATGGAGGTCCTGAGGAGACACCTCGAAGCCGGCGAGCTGACCCCGATCGTCGACAGGACGTTCTCGCTGAACCAGGTACCCGAAGCCCTCCGATATCTGCAGACCGGCCTGGCTCTCGGCAAGATCGTGATCAGCATCTGACCAGCGCACCCCTGGCCGCCGCGGCCAGGCCGGCCGTTGGGCCGCCCGGCGACCCAGGGCAGTGTCGCTGCGTGTCCGCCTCGCGTCACGGTGTAGGCGTCGGGCACCGCCCGTCCACAGGGGGGCCCGGGGGTCTTCTGCCGCGCCCGGCGGCTGGATAGCCTCGGCCCACGCGCCGCCGCGCCGGGGGCATCCGGTCTCCGTCGTGGCGGTCGGTTCGGGGGAGCCGGTGAACGCGATCGCCGTTGTGCAGGACGAGGTCCGCGAGCTCGTACGCCGCCGCGGGCTGGACCCGGCGGCCGAGCCGGCCGCGGTCCGGCGGCTGGTCGACGAGGTGATCGCCGAGTACGACGAGCGCAGCCTGACCGGCAGTCTGCCGGTGCTGGCCGACCGCGGGCTGGCCGCGCGGCAGGTCTTCGATGCCGTGGCGGGGTTCGGTCCGCTGCAGCAGTACCTGGACGACCCCACGGTCGAAGAGCTCTGGGTGAACGAGCCGACGAAGGTCTTCGTGGCCCGCCGCGGCGTGCACGAGCTGACCACGACGATCCTCACCGGCGAGGAGGTCCGCGACCTGGTCGAGAAGATGTTGAAGTCCTCCGGGCGCCGGGTCGACCTCTCGACCCCCTTCGTCGAGACGAACCAGGAAAGGGGACGGCAGCCATGGGGTGCGGCGCGATCATCTTGGCTGGGCTGGTTGCGCTCGGGGTCAGCAAGATCTGGCCAGCCGCCGCCGCTCCTGTCTTCTGGGTCGTGTTCGGTCTGCTCCTGCTTTCGGCTCTGATCTCGCAGTTCGGCGTCCGTTGTCCCCACTGCAAGTCGAAGCTCGCGCATCCAAGGGCAAGGGTGTGTTCCCGGTGCGGGCGTGAGAGGCAGTCGGGCGCCGCCCGATGATGCGCGGCTCAGCGAGGCGAGTGAGACTGCACGGCGTGACCTTGGACCACTCTGCAGCCACCCGTCTGCCGCCCACGAAGTACGTCCTGACCCGCCACGATGACGGCGCTTGGTACCGGGCGGAGCTCCTCGGCCAGTACCTGCAGCCGGACGGGCGGTGGCGCTGCGTCGTGCGCTACAGCGTCGCCCCCGGCTTCACCTACCAGCGTGGCCTGTGGGCCGACGAGCTGCGCCGCGAGGAAGACGGCCCGCCAGACGACCAGCCGACGACGGTGCTGGGGCCCCCGGCGGTGATGTGGATCTCGGGCGGCCTGCGCCAGCCCTAGGGCCGGGCACGCCGAAAGGCCCCCTCCCCCCGGCGGGGGGAGGGGGCATCCGGGGTCCCCGGTTGAGCCGGGGCGGCAGGGTCAGCCGGTCAGGCGGCGCCGACGTCCGACACCGCGGTGGCGCCGGGCAGCGGCCGCGGCGGGTCGTACACGGGGAACGTCTGGGTGCGCTGGAAGAACCCGACGGCCACCGTGGTGAACCCGAGGATGGCGGCCATGAGCTCGGGGGCGATGTTGATCCCGAAGCCGATCAGCAGGGTCAGGACGGCCTTGGCGAGCCCGACGACGACACCGAGCATCGTGTCCTTGGTGACCCAGGCGGTGTAGGCGCCGGAGACCGCCAGGACGACGGCCATCACCAGCGCGACCTGCTCCTGGGACCAGTCCAGGACCGACGCGGTGAGCAGGAACAGGAACGCCTCGATGAGCCCGACCCAGGCGGCCGGCTCCCGTCCGAAGATCTTCATGGTCACTCCTTCTCCAGCAGCTGGGCGAGCTCGGTGGCGGTGACCTCGACGGTGCGGGTGACCCCGCCCTGCTCGAGGAAGCGCTTCTCGGTCTGGTTCTTGACGTGGCGGGTGCCGGCGAGGGTGACCACGTAGACCGCGGACTTGCCCTTCACGCGCACGAACATCGGCTGGAACATGTCGCCTCCATCGGCGAGGGCGGTGAGGGTGGCCGGGGGGACCTGGACGACGGCACTGGCCGCCTTCTTGACGGTGGCCGCCTTGGTGGCGGCGCGCTTCGGTGCCGGCTTGGTGGCCAGCGCGCGCATCGCGCGAGCGACGTCGGCGGCGGTGACCCCGGACGCGAGCTCCCAGTGCATCTGGTCCACCGGCGCCCGTACGTAGTCCCCGCCCCAGTCGACGAGCCTCATCCCGCCGGCGCGGTTGGCCTCGTCGCGGATGCGCCGGCACTCAGCGACCTGGCGTGCGTTCATGCGCCGGACACCGCGGGGCCAGGACGTGGCGTTGTAGTCCACCGCCGTGCCGGAGGCGTGGTTGGACCAGGTGTTCTGGCCGCGGGTGTTGCGGTACGCGTAGCCCCAGTCGTCGGGCTCGCGGTGCCCGGCGGTGACGTCGATGTTCGCGACCCGCTTGTCGATCTGCGAGCCGATCCACAGCAGGACGGGGGCGGCGAAGGGCCGCAGCGCGACCCGCACCTGCGTGCCCGGCACCGTGTACGTCTTGATCCCGAGCACCGATGCGGCGCCGACGAGCTGACCGTTGTAGGACCGGGCCATCAGCGGACTCCGTTCAAGAGCTCACGGCGCACGCACGCCTCGACTTCGGTCTCGGTGTCGTTGGTCGGCACACGCGCGCAGTACGCGGCGAGCACCACGACGGTGTTGATCGGCCCGGCGGGCTCACCGAGCAGCGCCACGGTCTGCCCCTGGGTGCGCACGAAGCAGTCGTCCGCGGCGGGCCGGCGCACGGGGGGCCGCCGCTCGTCGGGTGGGGTGGTGCACTGCACGAGCAGGTTGCCGTTGGCCCGGTTCTGCAGCGCGATCGCCACCAGACCCCCGACCCCGAGCAGCACCAGCAGCAGGAGGCAGACCCCGATGCGGGTCAGGCGCCGCAGAGTGTGCCGTTCGCGGTCGGTGCCGGCGATCTCCCGGCGCAGCAGCTGCGCCTCGGTGATCAGGTTCTGACTGTTGGCGATCATCCGCTCGATGACCTCTGGCGGGACCTTCCCGGGTCCGTGGCGGCGGTCGACCTGCAGGCCGTCGTCGTCAGTCACGGGCGTCGTCTCCTCGCTGCTCGGGGGGCGGGTCGCCCTGCAGGGTGTGGACGACCTCGACGAGCTCCTCGGAGGCCTCCTGCAGCTGCTCGGCGAGCGCGGAGGCCCGCCCGATCAGGGCGGCCTGGTCGCGTTCGGAGGTGGCGTCGCGCCGCCGACGCCGGGCCTTGTTCACGCCCGGTCCCGGTCCCGTCGCCGCACCGCGAGCTCGTCGCGCATGTGGCCGGTGGACTCCCGCAGGGCGTTGGTCGCGGACACCAGCGCGGGGACGACTTCCTCCTGGATGAACCCGTTGAGTCGCAGCACCTCGGCCTCCAGCCGGTCGCCGCGGTCCATCTCCCGCTTGCTGGTGGTCCGGGCGTACACCAGCAGCACGACCGCGAACACGCCGAGCACGCCGTACTGGCCGAGGACCGCGAGGTCGAGGTCGCCGGTCTGCGCGCGGGCGACGGTGAGGATCAGCGCAGCGCGCAGCACGGCCTCACCTCTCCGGGCAGCACGTCAGTCGGTGGCGTCGAGGCGGCCGCTGAGCAGGCGCAGCGCGGCGCTCACCTGTCGGGTGAGCGCCTTGAGCTGGCTGGCGTTCTCGGCGGCGGTGGGGCCGGCCTTGGACGGCGAGGGGATTCTTACGCAAACTCAGCGGAGACATCGAGAATACCGGCCGAGGAGCCAGCGCTTAACCAGTAAGGGCGGTACTGAGTAATGCTGGCAGCGCCACAGGTAATGATGAGTTCGATTCCGTTGACACTGTTAAGACCATCAACGGTCGTGACGGACAAGACAGTAATCGTGGGGTTGACTCGGTCGGTGACTATCAACGTTGCGACACCATCATCGACTGATGGAACGACGCGCATACTGGCAGGCAGCCTCAGGAAAGCTCGCACTTCAGCACCCGATATGCCGTGCCCTTGGGCGAAGCAGGCCGCCGGGTTTGTTGCCGATGCGACGATCCGCCAGAAGTATCGCTGGCACAACGCCAGCTCGAGGCCCAGAGGTCGTCGCTCGAAGGGCGAAGCGTCGGCGACGACACCGTCCGCTGCGATCTGCTCGAGCTGCACCTCACCGACGGTGCGTTGCGAGGTGCTGGTGCCTTCGAACTCGACGACGATGTCGGCGAGCCCGTCGAGATCGACGACGAAATTCGTGGTGGCGAACGCCGGCGCGGCCGCCCCGGATTTGTAGACACGTGCCCGTGCCGTGCCGGCATGAGAGAGCAGGTACCGACCAGCTGGCATGTCAGCGCGTTCAATGATCTGGGCGATCTGACCACCGATGTTTAGGGTGACCAACTGCCCAGCTGGGGCAGCGGTGAACGTGAGCGCGGTGCTTGCCACCGTCGACTTCCATCGATCGAAGCTGTACGTCCCAACAGGCAGGGCCAGGCCACTGAGATAGCCGCGCTGGTTGACCCGGAAGTTGCCGTTGATGACCCGGTTGCGCATCCCGAGTTGAGCGAGCTTCGCGGCCTTAGCTTCGAGGGCGGCCATGCTGGCGTCGAACTGTGCCCGGTTCTGCGTGTCGGAGTCGGCGCTCCACCGCGTCAGCCCGAACCGTGGGGTCGTCGAGGTCGCCATCTCAGCCTTCCGTCAGCGGGATCACGAACCGGTCTCCTGCAGCTGGGTCCACGTCAGGCCGTTGCGGGTCGCCCACGTTGGATGCGCGGACTGGATCTGCGCCCACGATGCGGTGTAGGGGCGGTGGTGCAGCCACACACCGGCCGGTACCGCGTGCTGGGCGTTGATCGCGTCGAGCACCGCTTGGGCGCTCGGCGTCTCAGCGGCCAGGGTCGCGACGGCGACGTGCCACATGCCCGCGGCGCCGAGGTCGCTGCCGGCGTCGGTGTGGTCGTAGACGCGCACGTTGCGTGTGCCGGTCAGCGCCGAGCGGGCCGCGTCGGCCAGCGCCCCGCGGGACCCTGCGCGCCACCCGGCGGGCGCGAAGCGGATCGCGTCGCGCCTGGCTGCCTCGCTCAGCGCGGGGTCGAGGCGAACACCCACGAGCTGTGCCATCCACGGCAGCCAGGACGCCGGAGCGTTGTCCGGGTCGACCAGCAGGCTGACGTCCCCGGCCGCCCCGCCCTCGTCGAGAGGCACGTAGTCGATGGCTGCCGCGGTGTCGGCGAACTCCCCGGCCTGGTCCAGCACCAGCGCGAGGTAACGCAGCAGCGGCCAGCCCAGGTCCCCGTCGGGGCTGCGCAGCGCCTCCGGCAGCGAGTCGTAGACGCGCTGCGTGAACCAGTGCACGACCGGCGCGGGCATCAGGTGACCGTCACGGCAATGACCCCGCCGTCGGCCAGCGGCGCAGCCCCGGGCAGCGCCACGTCGGCGTTCGGAGTGGTCAGGGACTCGACGTAGTCGACGCCCTCGGCGCGGTCAGCCTGCGCGATGAGCTCGTTGCGGCGCACGGTCGCGCCCCACCCCCACGTGTCCGGGTCGAGGTAGGCGTTGAGCGCAGCCACCACGTTGGCCTGCACGGTCGCGGCGTCGTAGCCCGGCAGCGCCTTGACCGTGATCGTCACGGCGACCGCGGTGATGGTGGCGTCCACGACGTGCACGGCGAGGGCCGCGTGCGCGGCGTTGGACAGCGCCGTCTGCAGGGCGGTCTTCGTCGCGCCCGGCAGCGCCGCGCCGCCGGTGCCGGTCACCGCGACCGTGACGTGCCCCGCGGCAGTGACCGCCCCGTCGAAGTCGTTGATCGCGTGCACCCGCACGACCCCGAACGAGGGGTCCTCGACCGCGGCGAGCTCGAAGTGATCGGGGTTGACCAGTACCGAGGTGAACCGCTGCCAGCGCGCGGCGCCCCGGTCGAGGTAGGCCTCGGCGTCCTCCGGGCCGGCGCCGCCGACGACGGTGGAGGCGAGCGCCGCGGCGGTGGTGCCGGTGGTGGCGGTGAGGACGGTGACCGGGGTGCCGGCCGCGGTGCCGTTGACCGCGTCGGTGAGCTCGGTCGCGGTGACGTCGACGGTGCCGGTGGGCGTGCCGGCCGCCACGGTCAGGTCGGTGTCGGTGGCGAACTGGACGTCCTCGCCGTCGGCGGAGACCTGCACGATCGTGCCGGCCGGGACCTGGCCGCCCGCAGCACCGAAGGTGAAGGTGACGGTGGCGGCCGCGGCGACGCCCTGCGAACGCGGCAGGCCATGCAGCCGGGTGAGGGCGGACTCGAGCACGGCACCGGTCTGGCGGTTCACCGCCCACGCGATCTCCGAGACCGCGACAGCGATCGCCTCGGTGAGGATGTACTCCTGGCTGCCGACCGGCAGCGCGGCCTCCGGGAGGTCGGTCTCGGCGGCCACCAGCGCGCGGTCCACCAGATCCGAGGGCGTGACGTCGAACAGGGTGAGGTCGACGTACGGAGCCACGTCCGGTGATCCCACGTCCCGCCCCTCTCAGCTGTTGAACGAGACGACGACGTCGGCCACACCGGGCTGGCCGGCCACCTGCGCCTGGGTCACGTCGGTGACGGTCACGGGCGGGCCGAATGCTGCGATCGCAGCCGTGACCAGCGCCGGGTCGACGCCCTGCACGTCGTAGACCGGGTCGGGGGTGCCGTACTCGGGCAGCAGCGGCCGTTCGCCTGGCCGGATGAGCAGCAGCAGCGCGATCTGCTGCGCGTAGGCCTCGTCGGAGTCGTCCGCGACCTCGGCGCCGCGGCCGTTGGCCCGGAACCGGAAGGGGTAGGCCAGCACACCGGCTCCTCTCAGGTCAGGACGCCCAAGTCGCGCAGCCGCGCCCGCAGGGTGGCGGGGTCGCACACGATCTCGAAGTGCATCTCGTCGGGGCGGTTGCGGTAGTCCCCGCCCCAGCGCACGACTCCTCGGTAGGGCGCGAGGATGGAGCGGATCTCGGCGACCTGCCGGGCGGTGAAGGTGCCCCGGCGGCCGAGCGGGTGCCGGACCGCGTTGAGGTCGATCGCGGTCCCGGACGAGTGGTTGGACAGCGTCGAGGAGCCCTTGATCGCCCGGTAGCTCCAGCCCCACGTCTGACCGGGATCCAGTCGCTCCACCCGGGCGTTGAACGCCCGCGCGATCTGTAGCAGCACCCACGACGCGCCGGCCGCCAGCGGCAGCCGCACGCTGGATCCCCCGACGCTGTACTGCTTGACCGCGATCTTCTTGCGGTCCGGTGACGCGGGCCAACCGTTCTGGGAGGACGCCGCCCCCGACCCTGACCCTTCCCCGACGACCGTGTCCGGCTGGGCTTCGACGTCCCCGGGCGCGGTGTACGACGCGGCGTGCGCCCGGCAGAGCTTGGTGCTGTCGCCCAGCTCGTAGGTCAGCTGGCGCACGAGCATCGGGCGCGCGGTCTCCACCATCCCGGAGGGCTCCGCGAGCCACAGGCGCATGCCCGGCAGCACGGACCAGCCTGGCCCGGGCGGAAGGTCGATGTCGGCTTCGACGTGGCGGTACACCGCGTTCTGCGTGGTGCGCTTGATGGTGCGCCGCAGGTCGGGGAACCCGATGCTGCGGATGGCAGCGCGGGTGCGCTTGTCGGTGAACTTGGCGTCGCCCACCTGCACATAGGCCGCGCCGCCGTGGGTGTACAGCCAGTCCTCGGTGGCGTAGTACAGGGTGCCGCCCGACTCGAAGCACACGTAGCCCGTGGACTCCGCCGCGAGCCGGCGCAGCACCTCCCAGGCGTTCTCCTGCCGCTCACCGTGGGCCAGCCCGGTAGTCGGATCGAGCTCGGCGGCGACGTCGGAGCCGGCGAGCCGGACCGTCGCGGGCTCGATGTCGATCGATGCGGCCGCCGGGCCGCCGACGAACCCCATGCCCGCGGTGCGCGCCAGGCGGCGTGCGTACTCCACCGGCGAGGTCGTGACCTTCACCGGGACCACGCCGCGCAACCGCACCACGCCGGCCGGCTGGGCCTTGACCACCACGTGCGGGGAGCCCGGGCCCTGCCGTACGCCGAGCTCCGTGACGATCATCCGCTGGCCGACCACCCGCAGGGCGAGACCCTCACGGATGCCCTGCCGGCGCAACAGCTGGACGTCCTCGTCCTCGAACTCGAAGGTAACCTGCGAGGCCTCGGCCATCGAGAACTCGATGCTCGCGGCGACGACGCGGTTGCCGAGGTCCCCGGGATGAGCGTCGCCGCCGACCACGACGGGCCGCGGTGGCTGGTCCTCGTCGATCCAGTCGTTGGCGACCAGCGGGATGCTGCTGGCCGCGTCGGGGCTGGCGCCCTGCGCGGGGTTGGCGGCCCAGCGGCGCGCGTCGACCAGGTGCTTGCGGTAGGCGCCGTTGGTGTACGCCGACCATGCGCCCCAGGAGCGGCCGCCCTTGGACAGGTCGAAGGCGAACCGGGCGTTGGTGACGGGGTCCTTCATCGCCTCGGAGTCCCGCCGGCGGTCCATCGCGTTCCCGGCGGCCCGGGGGTTGACCAGCGCCCGGACCTGGAACAGCCCGACGGCGGCGCCCCACTTGCCGCTGGCGGCCGCCCAGTTCACCGCGTGCGCGTCGAAGCCGGACTCGGCCTTGGCCACCGCCAGGGCGATGACCAGCGGCTCGCCGCGGAACCCGACGTTGCCCAGGATCGAGGCGACCCGCTCGGCGGGCAGGATCCACTTGTCGGTCGGCGGCGGGGTGCCGGGGTCGTTCGCCACCTCAGACGACCAGCTTCTGGCCGACCTTGATCACACCGGGGTTGCGCAGCTTGTTCAGCTTGGCGATCTCCGGCCACCGGTTGGCGTTGCCGTACTCCCGGGCAGCGATCTTCGACAGCGTGTCGCCCTTGCGCACGGTGATCGTCTTGCGGCGGCCCTTGGGCTTGTTCGACGGTGGGGTCTTGCGGCGGGGCACGGGCACCGTGAGGCCCTCGTCGACGGCCACGACGAACGTCAGGGTGAACTCGGCGTGCAGGGCCTTGTTCGTGATGGGCGCGCGGTCGCTGGTGTGCCCCTTGGCCGCGGTCAGCTGCCAGCGGTGGTTGGCCATCTCCCCGAACGACACCCCGCAGGTGGCCTTCGAGGCTCCGATCGCGTCCAGCGCCAGGATCTGCTGCTCGATGGTCTTCCCGCCGTACCCGTCGACCAGGAAGACCGACAGGTCGTACTCCATGCGGTTGCGGGTGGCGCGGCGCAGCAGCGCGTTCGTGCCGGGCCGCTGGATCTGGGTCCAGCTGGCGCCGAGGCCGTCGATGTCGGCCTGCGGGTTGGTCGCGCCCACGGTGACCGACCCCGCCGCGGAGACGATCGTCACGTGCGGGTGTCGCGCCGGTGGGCGGGGCCGCGATGGCAGCCGGACGGTGACGGTGGCCATCAGCTGCCGCCGCCCCGGGCCTGACGTTCACGCACGTGCTCCGCGAGCGCACGTCGGGTCCCGCGGGCGATGGCGCGCTCCACGTCGATGTCGGAGCGGGCGTTGATCACACCGACGTTGACGTTGACCGGCGCCGTGAGCGCCGCGGCGCCGTCGTGGCCCCGGGCGGCCGGCCGACCGGCACGGGCAGCGGCCAGCTCCTGCGCGGACTTCCCGCGGTCGAGCCCGACCGCGCCGCGGGTCCAGTGCCAGGCGTCCACGCCGCTGCGCAGCGCCATGCCGACGGTGCCGCCGAACACCGTCTCGAACGGGTTGAGGTCCTCGGGGCGCTTGAAGCCCTTCAGGACCTGCGGAGCCAGCGCGCCGCCCACGGCCCCTGCGGCGCCGACGCGGCCCGCCACGACCGCCGGTGCGCCGGGACCGACTCGCCGCCCGGCCGCGCCGGCCGCGCCGCCCACGCCGGTGCCGGCCTCGACGCCGCGCAGGATCACCAGCGCCTCGGTGAAGGTCTTCACCGTGCCGGTCACACCTCGCAGCGCCCGGTAGCCGAGCAGTACACCCAGCAGCGCCTTGACACCGTCGGGCCCCATCAGGTCGGCGATGTCGGCCACCAGCGGCGCCACCTCCCCGGTCACGTCCGCCAGCGCGCCGGCGAGCTGGGTCGCGGCCGGGGCGAGGCGCACAGCGGAGTCGATCAGGTCCGGCATGAGCGGGGCCATCTCGGAGATCGCATCGGCCAGGGAGTGCGCCAGGACGGGCAGCTCGGCCTTGATCTGCGGCAGCGAGGGCTCCAGGCCGGCGGCGAGGTTCATCGCCAGCTGGTCCTTGAAGTTGGTCCACTGCCCGTACAGGGTGTCGGCCTGGCGTGCCGCGCCGCCGCGGTACACCTCGAGCGTGCGGCCCTGCATGGTCGCGACGGCGTCGACGAACCGGTCCGCCGGCAGGGTGAGACCGGTCTCCATGTCCTTGCGCAGCTGAGCGGAGGTGCGCCCGCTGAGCTCGGAGAGGAGCTCGTACGCCGGGAAGCCGGCTTGCACGAGCTGGTTGAGGTCCTGCGCGCGCAGCACTCCGGCGGAGCTGATCTGGCCCAGCGCCACGGCCATGCGCTGCAGGTTCTCGGTCGGGTCCTGCGTCAGCGCGGCGACGTCGCCCAGGCCCTTGAGCACGGGCAGCGCCTTGTCGCCGGCGATGCGGAACTGCAGCAGCGTCTGCTCCGCCGCGGAGATCCCGCGCAGGTCGAACGGGGTGCTCAGGTTGTAGGTCTGCAGCTGCTCGAAGAGCCGGTTGCCCTTGTCGACGTCGCGGAGCAGCGTGCCGTACGCGGTGCGCGACAGCTCGAACGACGAGGCGGTCCGCAGTCCCCAGGTGACCGCGCCGCCGGTGACGGCCCCCAGCCCGACCACGGCGCGGTTGGTCATCCGGTCGACGGTCTGGGTGACGCCGCTGGCCTGGCGCTGGACGTGGCCGAGCGCGCCGCTCCAGTTCAGCGTGGACCGGGACAGGCCGTCGAAGGTCCGGCCGCTGCGGCCGAGCTCGCCGAGGTCCTCGCGTAGCCCGCGGACCGCACGGCTGTCCCGCTGCGCGGTCGGCGCGATGTCGCTGGTCGCGGCGAACCGTACGGTGACCTCGTCCGCCACGGCTCACCCCTCTTCGGACAAGTCGCGAGCGGCCAGCGCCGCGGCGGTGTACAGGTGCCAGCCCATCTCGTCGGACCGCAGCACGTCCATGAACGTGACGTTGGGCAGCGACCCGGCGACCACGACGGCCTGGATCACCCTCGGGTCCT